AGTTTGAACGACAGGTAGTCGATCATACGGTTCTTTTCATCTTCGTCTTGGTAGAGTTTGTTTAGCTTAAGGTCTAAGTCACGCCAAAGACGTGTGTTGATCTTAACGTCCTCTTGGCAACGGTTAGCGTACTCCTCTGGTGTTAGTCCTTCCCAATCCTTAATGATAGGCTTAGGTACACCATACTCTTCTCCGTAGCCCTCTAGCCCATGCTTAATACGATCATGGTGTAAGTACCAAGACAGGGCTAAGGTGTCAATCAGACGGGTATCCACTTTGATATTAAGCAGCTTTTCCACTGCGGGTATGTCAAAACGGATGATGTTATGTCCGATTAGTGGCTTCTTTTCAAGGCTATGTTCAAGGAAGAAGTCCCGCATTTCATCGTAGTTATGAATTGATACAGGCTCTTTCATGTCTTTAGTTTGATACGACAAAACGTGAACCTTGGTCATCTCATCTAAAAGACCATCAGTTTCGATGTCAAATATAGTCATTTATACCTCCAAATACGAGTAAGAGTTTTTTCCATTAGACCAAGCGTCCGTTAAGAGCCTAAATATTTGCTCATGGACAGAGTTGTTATTCTCGTTTAAAATAAGATTAAGAGTGTCCCGTCTAGTCTCACCCCCATAACAGTAGATTTCTTCAAAAAACCACTCCTCAAAATTCATTACATTACCTCTCTCAGTGTAAATGTGTCAGTACTAAACCGCATCTTGCCAGCATTACCTTCTTCTGAACAAGGGCGATTCTTCTCTACACGAATATATGTCGTGTTCCGTTCTTCTAAACTATCTGCCGCCTTATCACGTTGCAAGTCAATAATGACAGACGCACGTTGACCAATCATCTTACAGTATTTTGTATCACCATTGTCGTTAGTGTGGGCAATGGTAACAATACCTACGTTTAACTCAGCAGCTAGTTTAGATAGTCGTACTGATAGGTCAGCAAGTTGTTGCTCTTTGCTTTCCTCTGACATACCAGCAACTACGTCTTGGATAGGTTCAAAGAAGACAAACTTACAATTACACGCCTGACTAAAGTATCTAATCTGGTCGCATAGCTCGTCTGATCCTTGTCCATCACCAAGGTAGAATTGGTAGAATAGTTCGTCTTTAGTGAGGTCACGTATAGCTTGGACAACATCTTTTTCCCTTCCTTTCTCTTCGATCAAATCCCTACGTGTTACATTATCACATAGTTGGTACGACACCAAACCAAGGATAGACCGCAGTTTAGTTTCTTCCAAGTGCCAAGCAGCAATAGGTATACCACGTTGTAGCATATTAAACTCTAGGTATCTCATAACTTCAGTCTTACCAATGCCAGTAGGAGCTTTGATAACCGTAAAGTGTCCTTGCATAAGACCCATGATCTTGTCGTCTAATCCTTGTATACCCGTTGGTATATACTGGTGTTCGGGTGTATCGTGATATAACGACAAGAAGTCATCTGTGCTATTTAAGATGTTCTCAGGGGTATACTTCTTAGCATTCCACCAAGCAGACTTAAAGTCAGCACCCTTACCAGCCTGTAGAAAGTCGTTAGCGTCTTTGTACTGACCGTGTGGCACCCTATAGATACGATTAGGGAATAACTTAGCCATTCGATCAGCAAGGGAATTACCAGCCTCATCGTTGTCCACTGATAGTATAATCTTCTCAAAGCCATCTAACCACTCTTTGCAGTTTTCCCATAGCTTTTTAGATGGTGTAGCAGACGGTAGTGATACGACAGGATTGGTATAGGTTGACTTAAGCATCTGCGACACAGATAAAGCATCAAGCTCCCCTTCAGTAACTGTTACCATCTTTGAACTACCAGATGTAAACAGATTCATACCAAACAGTTCATCAGCTTTAAAACCTGACTTGGCATAGAACTTCTTGTCAGGTAAGGTTCTTACTTTAATTCCCCCGCTGGGGTATATATACTCTTGACGATCAGAGTATGTAAGTACTTGATATTCCTCCATAGTCTTGGACGTAATACCACGCATACCTTCATATTTTCCACTGCTGGGGGTTTCAATACGTTTAGGCGTGTATTCAATTACAGTATTCATATAGTCGCCTCTTTCAACTAATGGGTATTTCTCTTTAGCCCATTCAAATGCCTCATTTCTAGAGTTGCTTGGGTAAGACTTGTCGCAAGCATGACACTTACCAAAGCCATCAGTGTTATAACTAAAGGCATCGGAAGAACCACACGACACAAATGGACACGGTTGGTGAGATAATTCAGTCATGTGGTTCTCTCCTTTTAGTGTTTACCGCCAAATAGTTTTGTATTTGCATAATCTTGAAGGTTATCCATGCGATAGACAGTGCCACGGCCTCTATTTCGACAACCAGCAATGTGCAACATAAAGTAAGATGGATCATTCTCTAGCATCCAATCTACAGTCTTTTGGCAGTTTTGTGGTGAATAGTGATATTCCCAAATGCCAAAACTTTCTTTTGCCTTTGCCTTCTCTGTTCGTGACAAGGTATTAATATTACCTATGTTCACTCGTTCACCTTTATCAAGTAAAGATGCAGCAGACTTAACATCATATTCCATAAGATGTGACTTTGGATTAGATAGTTTACGTTCAGCCTCTGCATTAATAGATTTAATTGCTTTAAGGGCATAGTCAAAAAGGTTGAGTTGCATATTATATCTCCTTAATTCATTTTAGTTGTGTCAGCTTTAACGATAAGCATTTTCTCTAGGTCGGGTACACATCTACTAAGAGCTTTATGTAAGGATATTAGCCCTGCCGCATTATAAGATTGGGAATGCTTACCTTCTCCCAACTTCATAATATTCATTATGGATCGGTAGATACCGTCTTCGCCTTCCTGTAGGTGCAAGTCCCTAGCAGTAGAGATCAAAGAGCCAGCCGCTACTTCACTACTCCAGTTGTCGCCCTTAATGTGCATAAACTCATCAAGGTCAGCTATTTTTACGATTGGGGGAGAAAACTTTGGTGGAATACCTAAGCGTTTCTTCCTCTCTTCATCTGCTGCATTCAAACTCATGCTGCCAGACTTAACACTGTCAGCTAGATCAGGAAAATCTCTGCTGATAGCCTTAGCTGTGTCTACAGTACGTGTTGAAACGCTCAATTGATCAGCAGCTTCTTGAATAGTTTTGGCAAGACGCAAATTTGCGGTTTGGCTCGGAGCATACTGATTTCCTCTATCACCACCTTGCCTCATATTAGCCAAAGCAGCAGCAGTCATAGCACGTTGGCCTGTCGTTAAATGTCTACGCATAAGGTTAGACGAGATCACACGATCCATTACGACATTAAAAGGCATATCATCTGGTAGGTATTCGTATTGAGGTTGAACACCAGCTTTTAGACAGGCTTTATGTCTGTGACGACCATCAACAATACTACCTTTCCACATTAAGATATTGTCGAATAGACCATACTTCCTAATGCTTTCGACAAGTCCATCAAACTCTTGTGTGTCTTCAAACGACAAAAACACTGTTGATAACTCATGGTATTCAGGTTCCAGCTTACTAACCTTTTCTTGTAGTAAACCTAAGTAGTCTTCATCTTCCATCTTAAGTTCTCCTTCTTGTGTAGTTATAACTAGTAGTTGTTAATACTTTAGTCAATACTTAAGTTCTACTCACACTTGGTATTAGGGATATTTTATCAGGTTTGTAACATCACGAATTGTTACAGTAAGCTACTTTTTAGTTTATCTAAGGCAATACGTTCATGTCGTGATACCCACATCTTGTTTGATTTCAGTGCATTAGCAACTTCTTCTTGTGCTAAGTCACGAAAGTATCGCATCTTGATAATTTGCCATTCAGTTTTAGATAGTGTCTTTTTGGCAACACTCATCATGTACTTACGGTATTCTTTATGTTCATAGGCATCTGCTGTATCAAGATCAGATTCGATGTAATCTTCATCATAACCAACCCAATCTGATTGTAGTACAGTCCTTAGCCAATTCACACCTGTATCTGACATCTCACCAATCTCTGTGTCGTCAGCATCACGTGTAAGCCTTCTAGTGATGTTGTGGGCTGGTACAGACACTGGCAACACATCTAGGTTAAGGAAGTCGTGCATACGTCTGTTAGCCTCTCTGTAGAGCTTGGCAGGGTGTGTACAGGCTTCCTTATCAAGTATCTCATAACAGACTAGTATGCCCTCTTGCACAAGGTCTTGGTAGTGTTGTGGGGCATTATACTTACGTGCCAGTCTTTGGCACATACTTATGACTTCATTCGTCTGCATTACTATCCCCTTTTATAACTTTAGATTTTGGTGTTGTTGGAAAGTATTCGACCACCCTACCAGTCTTCCACAACTTAGCGTAGTCTTCCGCCCTAGCCCTATCATCAAAGATTACTGGCTCAATATCGTAGGTGAAGGGGTTATCCATAGTAGCATACATACTCTCTCCCTCACCTATTTCAATCCAAACAGCATACTTACGCATTATCTTTCTCCTCTGATTCAATACCTTTCATAATAAGTTTTATGAAACCATACTCAAATATCTTATGGTATGTTTCTGCATTCAAATCAAGTGTTAGTGTAGCTGATCCATCCTCATGATCTTCAATGGCCTCTATCTTAATATTGTTATTCATC